CCTCAGCTTCATGCGTCAAGATGAAAGCTTTGCGACCGCGCTGGGTTGATACTTTATGAAAGAAACGTGCTTGTACGTAAGTTGAGACGCCTTGCTGCCTGCCTTTTAAGCATAGCGCCCTGACCTTTCCTGTTTCTTTAAGTTGCGCCTCTAAGCGTTCATGCAGATAGTTTTGCGCTCTATTGAGAATGAACGGCTCAATGCGGCCTGCCTTCGTTCGAATATTAAGAAAGTTTCGAGCGAATAAGGGTAATGACTTAAGTATGCGAATAAGCTTGTCATCAGACACGCTTGATACCGAGTCCGTTGATAACTTCTTGGTTTTCAGGGTAATTTGTTTTCATGAAATCTGTCATCCAAGCAATAAGCTCAGGGTGTTTGTCGAGGTCTATCGTGCCGTCAGACTCTCTGTGAGAATTAACCCAGTTTTTCCAGTTGTCGAAGTCTTCATATACAGCAGTCATGTTAATCCTAAAAGGTGACAAATGACGGGATTCGAACCCGCGACCAACCTGTACTACGCCGCCGCACTTGAATGCCTGTTGGCTAATAGGCGACATCAGGGTTATGACCTGGCTTCACCTACATTTGTCATTAATCACTCAACTTATCAATAAGCTTTTCGACGAGAGAATCAGAGTTTGATTTGAAGTCTTTTTCTTCAGCGTAGTCTTCACGAAAACGATTCTTCATTGTGAAAATCCAAGGTGCGCCGCCAAAACCTTTAAGGTCGCCGCGAATACCTTCTTCACCTAAATCTTCCCACACTGTCTGAGCATGCTGAACGCCAAGGTTTAACGCCTCAGCAAATTCAGGGTGCGTATCTCGCCAGTTGTACAATGTCTTTCTGCAAACACCACACGCAACGCAAACAGCCGCTAAACTCTTGCCTTTCGACAAAACTTCAACGGCTGTTCCACAATATTCAGGCTTATATAAAGACTCTTTCCACATCATAAAAACCTTTTAGTGTGTAATCGAAATACAGTTTGCGTACAATTACGGTCCAGCTTGCTTGTTACTGTGCTCACCTTTCATGCTACCGTCAGCTTTGCCGGGCTCTGCATACTTAGGCTGTTCATTGTACTGTTCGCGACACATTTTACCATACATGCTTGGAACTGTATAATGTGAGTTGTCTGCTTTTTCATAATCAAAATTCTTTTCTTTCATGATAAACACTCCGTGTCGCTTAATGAATGAGTAAATGCAACGCTATTATCTGAGGATATCATATACAAACAAACAAACCAATACACGCACGCACCCAAAGTTAATACGGAACGCCCCACCAAAAAGTTATCCACAATTTATGGGCACAACCCTGTGAATCGCACATGCTTTACGTTAATAATCATAAGCATAATAAAAAGGTCATATTTTAATCTGTCAACTGTTGACATATAACTAAGTGACATGTACAATGGGTTCAAGTTAGCAAATGCAAAAAATGGAGCAAGATATGACAACAACATACACAATAAACGTCCACCCGCGCGATAGTATTTATCAGCAATACGCGTTTACTGCAACATTTGACAATTATGACGGCGCACCGATTGACCATGAGACACCGAGCGATGATAAAATAGGCCATGGTGATACAGAGATACACGCAATGTTAGATTTATTGGAGCAGTCAGAATGAATATAGGTGAAGTTACACTCGAGCAGTTAATGGCTGAAGATTATTATGTGTTCATCAAGAACCATCCTAAATACGGTTACAATGTAAGTTTAGTGTCGGACGAGGTAGAAGATGATGTGATTGGCATTGGCGTTCATCCGGACGCGATAGAGTCATTTGCGTCCTTGTGCCGTACGTTTTTACGTGCGTACGAGAAATGCCAAGAGGAATTATGAAACAAGTATTAGGGCTTGCATGGGCTGCATGGCCGAAAGTACTGGGGTTTGCATGGGAGGTTGTTGTTCTTGGCGTCACACTAGGGTTGATTATAGCCTTGTGCGCGGTGCTTACCCCTTAACCCCAACTTCCAGCGAACTAGGAATCCAGCGTACTAGGCATCTAATGTCACATTCTTAGCAACAATGCCTTTGGGTGATGATTTCGGTTCAAAACTGACTTTATCGCCCTTATCCAGCTTTTTGTATTTACCATCATTGGTAATTATGTCGCCGAAATGAATAAAATACTCTTCTTTTTCGGCTTGAATAAAGCCCCATCCCTTGGCGCTATTAAACCAACTAACTTCGCCTTGGATTCGTTCCGACATGCTTTGGCCCCTAAAATAAAATCACGGTTCATTATAACATACCCTTGGTTCGTAGCCATGTGTTAGCTGCAAACCTTCCGGCATTGAATTTGGCGTGTTGATACCGCGCTCTAATGCAAGCGCGGAAATCCATTGTATTCACATGAACCCCCGGTTATTCACCGGTCCTACTTCATAATAATACATCATCTTTTCTTTCCTTTTAGGTAATCAATCTTATCTTCTATAGTCTCAAGCTTTTGGGTTTTGTAAGGCATTGGCCGCTCTTTGAAGCATCCTTCGTTAAAATCAAAGAACGCTTCGAAATTATTCCCGTGTCGGGATTTTCTGCACTTAGCTATAAATAAGTTAGGCTCCTGCTTTTCTATTCCAATCCACAAGCTCGAGGAACGCACGCTACCGACCGAATCAGCAACATCCGAAGGATAGGGGCATCTATCACCCTCCGAGCGCTTAGAGGGGTCTCTATTGACCTGTGACAGGCATATAACAATGCAATTAAGGCTCATCGCCAGAGCTGCAAGCCTTTGTGTGATGTCGGCTATCTTTAAATCCTCACGGTCGTATTTGCTCGAACTGGTCACGAGGCCAATGTAATCCACAACAATGACAGACAAGGGTTTTTTCATGGCATGTACTTTGCAGACCGTTTCGATGTATTCAATATCAATACGAGGCTGGTCAAAAACACGTCCGTCAAGCAACCATGTGTTTACGTCATTGTTTGTAATGTGCTCCAAGCGCTCAAGTATTTCGTTTCGTTTCATTTCTAAACTAAAAAACATAAACTGTTTCTCAGGATAATTTTTTATAATTTGATGCATAAAATACAAGCTAAAGAATGTTTTACCCACACCCGAAGCCCCGGCAACCGTTATCAACCCACAATTTCTAATTTCCTCAAACTGTTTAATGCCGCACGTGATGCTCGCATCATTTTTAAAGATACCGTTGTCACGTTCTTCGACAATATCAATAAGCGTTGCACCGTAGCTCATTTTATCCAACCTTACGTCACCAATTTTTTGAGCGCCATCAATCATAATCTCAGCCGCCAACGACGCAATCGGCTCCGCATCGCAAGCCGCCTTTGTTTTCTCCATGATTTTTAATTGAGCCCGCAAATCTTCAAAGATGTGCAATTCTTCAATATGCCTATGCAATGACGACGCTGGGAAATAATTATTAACAATTGAGTTCATAACAATATCCTGTGTGTTATCACTAAGGCCCATACCAAAAAATGACGCTACATCGAACAACTGTTCTTGTTCGTAGCTTTTCCTGATAATATTGTATAGTTCCTTGTGTGCTGGTGCATAAAACAAGCTACTTTTTAGATTTAGCATTGCTTTTTGCACTTCAAGTGAATTTGGATCTCCATCCGAAATAAGCACCCCTAAAACCCCGAGTTCAGCTTCAGGGTTTTTTTTTACCTTTAAATTCATAAATTATCTCCATATCAATATAGTGTGCCGTCTAAATACTTCTGAAAATTGTCATCATTTATAATCGACGTAAAACCATTCTTTTGCCTCCTTCCTCTTTTGTTCGTGTATTCAGCTAAAAATCCTGGACAACTTTCTCTCAAGTCTTTCAGGAAGTCACGAAAACCCTGCTCCGTTAACGGAACTCCCACCTTCTTTTTCCAATACCTTTTAAAACAATTAATCGCTTGCCGTGATTTAGCATCTAAAGATTTGGTCAATACATTAACCGATGGCTGCGGGCTCTCTGGAAGCTCCTCAGCGAAGATGGAAGCCAAGTCTAAAGGGGTTGCGCCCGAAGGGATAGATGCTATTGGCGAACAGGGTTCGCTAGTAGTATTTTCTTTATATTCTACTTCTTTATATTCTGTGGGCGGTGCAGCGCCCCATGAAAGGGCGGTAGAGCGCCCCATGGCAATATTTGTACAGGGCGGTGGAGCGCCCTCCTGTACAAATTCAACACTCTTTTCTGGTTGTATTAAATACCTTTTGCCTGCCTGTTTTTTACGTATTAATTCGTTTTTTTCTTCTAGGAAAGTTAATGCCTGTTTAACCTGGCGAAGGCTTACTTCTGTTCGCACAGCAATAGCTGGATTAGATAAAAAACAGGGAAGGTTTTTGTTCCAGAACTGGAAAATAGTTTCGTAAACATCAAGAAATGATAGGGTCATTCCTGGTAATTTTCGGATATAGCGCGGCACAATAAAAAAAGTTTCTTCATAGACTTTTGCTTCTTTATTACTCATGTTATACTTCCTGTGTTGTTGTAGTGAATGACGCTGTACCGGATGTACCCACTTACATGCTGATAACATGTAGGCTGTGGGGATGGAACCCATACTTTTTATATCACTTTTATTTCATCTAAATCTAATATTTTGTAGCTTTTCTCTATGTATTCCATGTATTCCTTTAGTAGAAATTCTTCACTTACATCTATAAATATTTGACGATTTACAAAGATTTCATTTTCATCCGCTAATATAAAATCAACATAAGCTTGTGCGCTTTCTTTGTATTCTCCGAAATAATTATTTACTTTCTTAATAAACAGTTTCTTGAAAGCATCATGATCAGCTTCATCATCAATCTCATCACGTTCAATCAAAACAATCTGATCTAGATTCTCCATAAATAACTCATCATCAAGGTATAGATGCCTGCAAGCCGAGATGAAAGCCTCGTGTTTATTATCTGCCTTAACCCTGAAGCACTGCATGTCCTTCATACCATCGAGTAAAAATAAAAATTCTTTCACAAAAACCCCTTAGTGTTTACAAAATTCAAGATAGCAAAAATCCCACCGTCTAAATAGTGCGATTAATTGAAACATATGTGTTGCGGTTTGGTGTGGTGTTTGGTAAACTGTGGTCATATTTAAGGCATCCTTAGTGCTTTAGGTATATTCATATTTAAGGCACCTCCAGTGCTTTATTTATATTCAAAGGGCTACGCCCAAGGTCCATTCTGTACGCCAAATACAGGTTGGACCTATCCTACTTACTCAAAGATGCCGTGTCTACTTTATATTCATCCTCATCAATATATTCAACAACCATAAACGCCGGCCTTAAGCTAACCTCGTCAATGTAAGATTCTAAATCACAAATTACATAGCTACCCCATGCAATTACAACCGCAAATAAAACTAAAACGCCACTGATTAACTGAAACTTTCTATTAGTATTCATCATCTTCCTTTGTGATTGTAAACGCGTGGGCGTGAGTGCCGGCGTGCTTTTCTTTCCTGATGCTTGTTAATCATGTGGTCTGTTGCTCGATGCGCAACCGCTCCTGCAGTTCCAGCGGCAGCACCTGCTACCGCCGCGCCCGCCATGTGTTCCATCATGCCGCCACCGCTTGAACGTTGCTCTGTGACCTCCGTACGGCTTCCGTCTTCATTTGTTACAGTGCGAACTTGCTGGGGTTGCTGTTGGCAACTTGCGAGTAAAAGCAAGGTGGGTAAAAATACCGTATATCTCATATCTTAAGCTCCTGTGTTAACGTCCTTTGGGGGGTAGTTATCCGCTTCCCCCATTAATTCACGCAAAAAAACTTCGACAACATGGATCTCTGCAATCGTAAAAAATGCCTCACCCACACCTCTGTCATGCATTGAATTTGCAATCTTCTGCAGTAACTGCTCAGATTTCACGTGTATATCGAGCTCCATAACATATCCCTGTTTTGGTGCAGGTTAAATGTAAAGCTCACCGCACTTGATGCATTTTATCTTGTTTCGATAATATTCGTCCGAGGCCACATGATGGCATTTTTCATCACTTAATGCCGATGCTACTGCGTCAAATCTCCCTAGTAGCGCGTGATTGCGTATAATTAACGAATGACACATATCCTCTATCTTCTCGATTCTCTTTTCTAAATTTAAGAGTGCGTGCAATATAGTTTCATTATTCATCCGTAAAACTCTCCGCTATTGATGTGTTTGTTAGGTCAATCATTTCACGCCCAACCTATTGCCCTTATCATCAAACTCATGCGCAATTTCACGACGCACAATTGATATATTTTTGGGCGCTTGTATCCCGATTCTATAGCTCCCGTAACTATCTCGACCCATCACGCTAACCACAATATCGTCACCTATCAAAATATCTTGCCCTTTTTTCCTACTTAACATCAACATAATCTTCTCCTTGTTTAATCCCATACTGCTTTTAATTTGCCATTGGTTGCGCGCTCAATCTTTAGCTGCGAGAAAGTCGGAACAAACCCACGCTTCATCCAGTTTTCAAAGCTATTTGCTGACATGCCGGTGGATTTTTGGAATTTATAGCCAGTCCCGTAAAATGCTTTAACCTCTTCTGTCGTCATCTTTTATTCTCCCGATGTGTAAGGTAATGATATATTAAGTGTTGACATATTACAAGCGCCATATTATAATGATTGCACGTCGAATCCGACGCTAATAAAGAGGATGTTGATATGAACCAGGACATGAGGCAGGAATGGGAATTACATGATAGAGAAAATAGTTTGTCTGACAATATTGAGCGCTTGCAGCTATTAAGGTCTAAGATTAAGACTTTAGAGGTTGAAGAAAAAGGTTTGGTTGAGTCGATAATATGTGATATTGGCCACATGCACAAAGGCGAGCGAACCTATCAAGTGGGCACCATGGCGGTTACTTGTAAAGCGCCTGTTATTTTAGCGTTAGATAAAAAAGCGTATGAGTCGGGTGATGTGTTTTTAGAAGAAGAGTTCGATCCGATTGAGCGCGGTGTTTCTTATAAAGTAAATCGCTCCAAGTATTTGTCAATGATGGAGATTGCTCCTCAGCGTGTTCGCATGGCATTGGACATGTTGATTACTGAGAAAGATGGCAAGAAAAACGTTTCCATTAAGTTTTAGGGGCAATCATGTCAAATACGGTTTTAGTTATTGGGCCATCTGGCACAGGAAAATCAACATCCATCAGGAATTTAGACCCAAAGACTACGTTTATTATTAGTGTTCTAGAGAAGCCCCTGCCGTTTAGGGGTTACAAGAACATTTATAAACCAATTTCTGGATGGGATGATAGGAAGGGTAACTATTATCGCTCAGATAACTGGGCAAAAGTGATTAAATGCATTCGCTTGGTCAGTGAATCGAGGCCAGAAATAACAACCATTATTATAGATGATGCCCATTTTTTAATGGCTAATGAGTTCATGAATCGAGCGACAGAAAAGGGTTTTGAGCGCTTCAGTGAGATTGCACAGCACATGTGGTTAGTGATGAATAACTTAACAGCTGCCCGCGATGATTTAACCTGTTTTGTTTTGTCGCATAGCGAGATAGATAACACAGGGGTATCTAAACCTAAAACTGTTGGAAAGATGTTAGACGACAAGGTGACGCTTGAAGCCATGGTTACGGTTGTTTTTCATACTGTGGTCAAAGATGGTGAATATATGTTTTTAACGCAAAATGATGGCAGTCATATTTCAAAAAGTCCAATGGGCATGTTTGATGAAATTTTAATACCAAACGATTTATTTGAAATAAAAAAAGCAATTGAATCTTACTATAACGAAGGGGAATAAGCATGGCAGGACTTTGGGCGTCAAGAACGGGGAAGCCAATTACGGGGAAATTTGAAGATGCAGTTGCGCTTTCATTTGAAATTATACCTGAAGGAACCACGGCATTTGCTGAAATCTTATCAATTAAACTGGTAGAAAAAGAAGCTACGCAGTACGGTCCCGAGCAAAAGTTTTATGAGATTAGTTGGAAGATAACAGACGGAAGCTTTAAAGGCCGTCAAGTATCCCAGAAGTTAAAGGTATTTAATGGCACTGACGTTCAGGTGGATAGAAATCTGAATATGTTTAAGCTTGTTATGAATATTTTTGACTTTATTCCCAAGCACGGGAATGAGTTGACTGAGTCCGAGTTGGCTCCTATGGTTAGCAAGATTGCAGGTATTAAGATTCGCGAGTGGTCCATGCCTAAAAAAGATGGCAGCGGCATGATGGAGGGTAATTTTGTTTCTGAGGTAAGCCCGACAAAAGATTTTAAATGTGAAACAGGTGTGAAAGCTGAAGTGAAGCATGTTACGCCTGATGTTGCCCCGGGTCCTGATAGTGCATTTTCTCGGGAACGTGACCGACAAAAAGATGAGGTATTAGAGAGCGATATTCCTTTCTAGGGTTCAAGTAAAGTATTGGCCGGGAAACCGGCCTTACCTAAGGAATAATTATGGATAAAACAGACAGAATCATGCCAGGAATACAGCCGTGGTTTGATAAGGTATGCAGTTCTAAGAATTTCAAATTAGCACATATTGCTTTTGATGAAGTATTTCCCGGCGATAAAGACGAGAATTTTGAATCGATTGCAGCATTTTTTTATGCTGCCGGGGTTGCCGATGATGGGGCTGATTAAGGATAAAAATGCCTAAAGTTTTACGTCCCTACCAAGCAAAAGCAGTTGCCGAATGTTGGGCAGAACTCAGGTCATCCAGCAAACCCGTGTTGCTAATGGCCAGTGTGGGCGCTGGTAAATCGTTGATGCTTAGTTCCATTCTTCGCGATGTTCAAGCAGCCGGCAAGCGTGCTTTGTGCCTCGTTAATAATGCCGAACTTGTGCGCAATAACGCCCAAACCTTGATTGACGAGGGTGGTAGCGCGTCCATTTACTGCGCGGCATTGGGTGAAAAAGATTGTTCCGCACCGGTTGTGTTTGGCACGCCGCAATCAGTGTTAAATGGCATTACTAATGGCTTGGAAATTAGTAAAATAAAATTCAACTTAATTGCAATTGATGAATGCCATGCTATTAATTACCATAACCATAGCTCAGCTTTTATGCGTGTCTTGCGACATTACAAACAAACATACGAAGAATTGCGCGTTCTTGGTGCAACTGGTACAGATTTCCGATACAAGGGCGAAGCCATTGTTGGCGAAGACTGCCTCTTTAAAACTCAAGTGGGTAATATAACAACCGAAAAACTAATTAATGACGGTTATTTAGTTAAGCCTGATTTCCAGGTGGATAAGAACTTAGTTATTGATTTTTCCAAGGTGAAGATAAAATCAACGGGGAAGTTTGACCACAAGCAATTGACTGAAGTTGTTGAGAAAAGTGCGCGGTTGACGGAGCTTATTTGCAAGCAGGTCATCCATATTATGCAAACTGAGGGTAGGCGCGGTGTGTTTTTGTTTGCTACAACCAAGAAGCACGCGTATGAGATTTATTCACATTTACCGCCTGAGCAGTCTGCCATTATTTTAGGTGAAACAACTCAAGCAGAGCGAACGAGGATTTTAAACGATGCGCGTAACGGTAGTATTAAATATTTGGTTAACATCGCTATCATTAGCGTTGGTGTTGACATACCTTCCTTTGACACAATCGCTTATCTTCGGCCCACCGAGAGCCTTGTATTACTTGTACAAACAATGGGACGAGCGTTGCGACTCTCCCCAGCAACGAATAAAACCACTGCCTCGGTGCTCGACTTTGCCGGTAACATCGAACGTCATCAGGATTGGGATAACCCGTTAATTCTTGATGCGGTAGAGCAGGCGTTGAATGAGGATATGCCGAGTGTCATTATCTGCCCCGCTTGCATGCAGATGAACACAGAGACTGCCAGGCGTTGCATTGGCATGACTAACAATAAGCGATGCGAGTACTACTTTGAATTCAAGGCGTGCCCTAACACGTCATGCAACGCGCAGAACGATATTGCTTCCAGGCAGTGCCGACTGTGTGAAACTGAGATAATAGACCCCAACGCAAAGCTTAACATAAACTTAACAAAGCCAAAGGTGAAGATTGTAACGGTGATGAGAATGACGCTTGGTGTATCGGGGGACGCATCGCATTTCCGGGTGAACATAGAATATAAGTGTACTGATGAGTACGGCCGGCGCACAAGTGTATATGAGGGTTACACGCCAATGAGCGGGAAAGGTAAGAACATTTTTTACGCTAATTTCGTGAAAAAGCATTGCGATAATTCGTCAGCGTATTACATGCATCTAAATGACATCAGAAAAGTAAAAGAGATGCTAGGCTATGCGTGCGCTCCAAGAACCTTGCACCTAAACATGACAGACCAGGGCGTTAAGATAAAAAAGAAGTTATTTTAACAAATGGGTTTGTCGTGGGTGAAATTATCCGTTTTTAAATATATTTTTATAACTTCTTTGCATGCCTCAAAACCCCACACACAAACCGCCATGTAATTGTTATTTGATTTGCGTTCGAGGAAAGCCACTTGCTCAGGTGATGGTTTGTTTTTTCCGACCTTTAATTCCAGAAACAAACCGTGCTTGCCATTTGATGGCACAGCAAGAAAGAAGTCAGAAATACCTCGTTTAACCCCCATCTTTTTTAATTTTCGGCCTTCTTGCTGGCTGCAACGCCTTTCGTTGGCGATATGATGTAAATCGTTGGCAAGCTCGGGGTAGTTGTGGTGAAACCAGTTAACAAAGTTAATATGGTCCACCTCTTCGGGCTTAAGAAGCATAACCTTCTCTTATCATCACTGCGATATCATTCGCTCTTCCGTGAACCTGTGTAGCCCATTTTGAATCAAGCGCTTCTATTGCTGCTTTTGTATAGTCATGCTCAGTCAAAGCTGCAATCATTTTCTTAAACCCAAGGAGTCTTGGTAGGCCGATGTTGTAACACATGTTAACGAGCGCGTCCTGGACATTAGGCGGATGACCGTAGTACCAGTTAAAAGCATGCAATTCTTTCTTGCACATTAAGATATCGTTAGCCAGCATAAACTCAGCTTCTTCACGAGATATACCGCGGTCGGTTAGATTTCTTCCAAAACCGATACTGTATTTTTCTACTGTGTCGATGTAGAGTTTATTTCTGAATCCTTCGTGTTGTTTGATCCACGCTTCTAAAGATTTCATAACGACCTCCTGTCATTTGTGATTATTCGGGGGATAAGTCTATTTCTACCCCGTTTAGTCTTAACACGGCTTCTGCACCTTGCTCAATCGGGCCGTCAGATTTACCAGTAAATAAATAAGAACCAAAGCCAACAGCTAATGCCAACGCTATCACGCCACCCTTCATCCATAAAGCTTTCATAACTCCCCCAAAAAAAAGCGCCCCGAAGGACGCAATATTTTAAGCCGCAGCGCGTAACAATTGGTAATTAATCACCGCATCTGCACCAGGGTCAGCGCTAAATGTCACTGTTAATGTGTTCAACGTTACCGCAGCGCTAATGATTGTCGTGTTGTTTGTACCATCATCAACCATTTGAACGAACGCTAAGTCTGTCGCAGCAGCCCCAGTAACCGTAATGACTTCAGCAGCAGCGCCGCCAGCAGTCGTAGGTTGACCAGCAAATACAACGATAGAGCTAGGTGTAATGCCAGATGACAACATAGCTAAGTCAATTGCACCCGCTTGAATCGTGGTCGCACCACTTGCGATAATTGCAACATCACCGGACATGGCAACTTCAGTCGCAACAGCAGCAGCACTACCAACCATGATTGTTCCGCTAACCATTGGCTCTAATTTGCTTAAAGCAAGGGCAGCAGAAGCAGCAACGTCAGCATTGACAATTACGCCAGCGCCAATAGCAGTTGTACCATCTGCAATGATTTCAATATCACCCGACATTGCAACGCCTGTCGCAACGTTTAATGCGGAGCCAACAAATACACGAGCTTCAGTTAATGTTGAGCTGAGTGAGCCAGGAATTGTTTCAGCAACAAATGCTTGGTCGGCCACACTAAAGGTAAAGAACCCTTCGCCATCACTGTAATTGATAGCAACCAAACAACCTTCTGGAAAAGTAAACGCGCCGTTGTTTAGTGCTTCAATAACGGTTGATTGACCCGTCCAATAAGCAGCCGTTGTAATCGTTGCTAAACTGTCCGTTGTTGTAATGCGAACAATGGTGGGCTCAAAACCCCAATCGTACGAAATAGCTGTAATAGACATATTTAAATCCTCTTTAAATTTAATAAATTAGTGCTAGGATGAATGTTCACCGCTAACCCTTACTTCCTCGACTACCACCATCTAGCACTCGATTTGCCTTCGCGTCAATCTTAACCTTTGCAGATGGCGAAAGCTTCCCAGCATCAACCATTTGGGTTGCACGAGCCTTTGCTGCAACAGCGTGACCCCGGTCGTTTACCGGGTAGCTTCTTCCTGGGCCAGCAAAGTCTGATTTAGGTAATTTATCCCGAGCTTTTGTTGTCAACGCTACCATTCTAAACTCCTTCGTTTTCTTGTTGTGCTGCCGCTAGTTTTTCGCTCGCTATCTTATCAACAACCGCTGCGTCAGAAAATACTCTCACCTGTTCAAGCAAGTCTTGAGCCTTATCAAGCGAAACAGTGTGATATTCATAGATAACATGCAGAACTTCATCGTCACGCTTAACGGCTGTTTTATAAGTTACTTTAGCAAGCCCTTTGTCGCAGTCAATCTTGTTTAATACCGCCGGTAATTTTTCTTCTGTAAGCATAATTTTCTCCTGTTAACGTGCGCGTCTAGCCTCAATAGTTCCAAAGGTGAACGCTGTAGAGGTAGCAAAAACAGCTTTAGCTATCAAGTAAATAGTGGTCGTTCCGGATAGCGAGAAACGCTGAGGAACTACCGCCATAGATGTATCTAGCAAGCCGTTTCCAGTTCTTGGTTGAACTGTAGACCAGTAATGATTGGCAGGTAATGTTGCGCTCGTTGAGCTAACTGCGCAAATGACCTGTGTAGATGTTGTTGTGGCACTAAACACAAAACCGACGCCTCCGTAAACATCCCAGTCGCCGGCTGTCAATTCAATACTAGTGACGTCGTAAGCGGTATTTGTAGTTAGCGCAGGAAATACTGAGCGCGCAACACTTTCCTCTTTAAACTCACCAACACTTCCAGTATCAGCATTATTATTCGTTGTGGTTCCGATGATTCCCGCTGTTTGTGATGCTGTTAAAGAGCCAGTTAAAGCCGTATTACCCGCTGCGTTAACGATTAAGTTTTCTGAATTATTTGCCGTGGTTGAGACAGCAAATCCACCCGATACAGGGTTTACATTTATTCCGTTAGCTATAGTTGACCCAGTAGAGAAAACCAGTCTGTCAGCCCATCCAGAAACCCCCGTATAACCCTTTCCATTAAGTGACAGTGCAGCATTGTCACCGGCCGCCGCCCCATTTACAAATAAAAACAAAGCTCTAGCGGATGACCCCGCATTAACATTGGATAAAGAAAGTGCCGTTGATCCATTTATATCTTTTGCTGAAGTGATTCTCCCTGTGCCGTCGGGTGTAATTTCAATATTTCCATTGGTGTCAGTGCTTGAAATGGTATTACCATTCAGATTTAGGTTGTCTACTTGAAGGGATGTAAGTATTCCAACAGCAGTAATGTTTGTCTGAACAGCGCTTGGCAATGTAGAGCTTATGCTAGGAACACCAGCAGCCGATGTAATCAGCGTGCCATTGTTGGCTGTAGTAAGGCCATCTAGTGAGCCAGAATTATTATATTGGACATCATTCGTGCTTCCACCTGCTCCTCCTGCTGTACCTGCAATATAAGCCACCACAGATTGCTGGGTTACAAGTGCAGTGGGGCTATCTGCTGCCATTGTATCGTCATCAAGAATAGCATTGACGGCTGTGGTTGACTGAACCGTAAGCGTTCCAGGGGCATCAATTGTGGATGATAAAGATAAAACTGGGACTTGAGGGGCGGTGTTATCAACATCAATTTCATTGGCTGTTCCAGTAATGGAAGTTACGTAGCCGGAAGATGAGCCACCGAAAGGTATGTTAAACACCTCCACCCACTTCAAAAAATCGGCAGCAGAAATCATGTTAGAATCCACCCTGTTATTTCCGTGACATTAGTCGCATCATTGGTAAACGTTTGCACATACGTGCGTGTTTCATACACGACTGTGATTGTATCAATGAAACTACCACCGTAAACAAAAATCTGCTCAAGCTGCGCTAATGGCAATTGCGTGCCATCGCTTGCTAATACTGTTTCTATCATAATATAAATCCCTTATTTTAATGCATCATCCACCAAGTTGCCGTCACATTCAATGTTAAGTCTAATCTTGTGCTAATTTTAAGTAAATTCATATACAACTACCATTCCGTCAGAACAGAAAATAACATGGTGCTAAAATAATTTAAAAACCATATTGCTTTAATTAAATTAATCAAGAACGTAAATCACTTGCAGTGAAAACAGTTGCAACGTCATAGGATGTATTCTGACCCCTTCTTCCGATATACGCTGTATCGCTTGATGCCAGAAAATATAACTTATATGTTACTGCACTTATGGTCGACGGTGAATCTATAAAATTAATAATGAAATTATCAGCATAAAGATTACTAGGAAGTGTGACCACGGACATTTGAGCCGTTCCAGATGGCGTTAATGGTGTAGAATCCCTATAAAGCGTAAACCTAGCTGAAGCAGAAGTCAGTGCCGAAGTTCCAGCAATACCATTTACAGACAATGATATGCGCGAGGATACAGAGGATGGGGTAATAGTCACACTAATACCTGAATCAACAAACGAGGTGCTCGAAGTGCTCCTATTTGTTGTATCGACTGTTTGGACAACCTGAAGAACGAGACCCAGCGCGCTAACCTGAGAATCAACATAAGCCTTAATGCTCTGCTGAGTTGCCAACGCAGTCGCACTATCCGCTGAAAGCGTATCATCATCTAATATAGAATCAACAGCTGTAGACGACTGGATATCAAAAGTTCCTGGAACAACAATCGTAGACGATAAACCAACAATAGGATTAGAAGCATCCGCACTATTAACATCTACTTCATTAGTGGTTCCCACAACAGAATCAACCGAGCCAGTTGTTACCGTATATACAAATCCTTGAGTCATCAGCTAATCTCCCTACATTGTCTTGGGTTATTTTCTTTGAAGAATTGATAACCAATTAATATATCACAAGGACGACACAATGCCCTTCCGTTATTTACATCATGCCTAAGCTCGGGATAAAGATGAAATGGTTTTATGTGGTCCGCCCATATTTTTTCTTTTGATCCGCAGTTAACACAGGTATGATTATCTCTTTTCATAACATCATGACGCCATTTCTTATACTCTAAAGTATTTCTTAATCTAGACCGTTCTGAGTTTAATCCGCCTTTCCAGAGATGACTTAGCTCGCCCCTTATTCCAGGTCTAGCTGTAAACGTCTGGACCTTATTTTCAATCCAGCACTTCCTGGTGCAATATTTTGTTTTAACATGCCTAAGCTCTTTCCTGGCTTGAAATTTAACACCGCAACCTTTGCAGTCCAACCACGCACCTTTACCTTTAAGGTTAGCAATTATTGTATGATGATTTTTTGGTATCCTTCCTTTTAACTTAGATGATGTTATCTTTCCACCGCACGCACGTGAACAAGCTTTTCGAAGGCCCCAGGCCTTTACTGAGCAACTAGAAGGCTTGATAAAATCATTGCCACATACAGTGCATTTTTTAGATAACATGCTCAAATCCTATGATATTTCTACACCAAAAAAGTTGAAGCTGCACGTTGCTAACGTATTATAAACACGGATAACATCAGTCGCAGCAAGGGTAATTCCCATCGTCGCCGCAAACGTATCATTACCGGGAATCGCAATATCATAATAAATATACTGCGCCGGCGAATCTCCAGCGGCACCAATTGCAACAGAAACTCTAAAGCTTGTCGCTGTAACCGACTGATTTGAAACCACTAAAGTGCTAACCGTTGTCTGCGTTGCACCAGGAACTGTATAGCCATCTGTTAATGTCGCAGCGCTCGGCTTAGCTTGCGATAAAACTTTGTATGTGCTCGTCATTCTTAAATCTCCAATTTATTTTATCCACCCATTAAGAGCAATGAAATCGCTTCGTCCGCCGCATCAACTAAACTATTATCAATATATTGCTTGATGCTTTCGCTTGTGGCTCCCGTGGTGGCTGAGGCAGTGGCAAAACTATCATCATCAATGAAGCCGTCAATTGACGTAGTGCTATTTAAGTTAAGTGTAGAGCCGCCACTCAATGCAATGTTTGCACTGAATGTTTTAGCACCAGATATTGTCTGTATTGTAGCAAGGGTGACGTAGGTCGAGGAAGGCGCTGCAAACTCACTGAATACAACTGGGTCCGTTCCAACAGTTCCAACGGTTGCTGTCTCTAGCCAAATGCTTCCGCCGTTGACTGTTCCAGAGCTAACTGGAACCAATGTGCCAGGTATTATTTCAGCCGCCGTATCATAGTCAGTGGCTCGCGTTAGAACCCAATTGGTAGAACCATCACCCACTGTTGTGACTGTATAGACACCATTCTGAAGCTCAGCAGTCTGGTCTTTAACTAAAACTCGGTCAGCAACCTGCGTCAAAACACTATCAATCGTTAACGCAACCTGCGTGCTATTATTTGTTAATGTTGCCCCAACACCTGAAGCTCCATTAGCGTAAGCGGCACTTAAATTGGCTGTAGTTCCGATTAAGGCAGTCAAGATAACGGTAAATCCACCGCTTGCAATAGAGTCAACGTAAGTCTTAATTGCGGTCGATGTGGACAAGTTCTGATTAGTTGCAGAGGCCATCGTGCCATCATCAATAATGGAATTTACGGCTGTTGATGCTTGGATGGTAAATGTCCCAGGTGCGTCAATCGTAGATGAAAGAAGCAAGATTGGGTTAGCGGCATCTGCATTGTTAACATCGACCTGGTTAGCTGTTCCAGTTACAGAATCAACCAAACCAGAACCCGTACTATCAACATACGCCTTGACTGACTCGGCTGTGGGTACGTTAGTTGCCGTTGCCGTCGCAAAAGTATCGTCATCTATAATAGAATCTAAAACAATGGTCGTTCCAATTGTAAATGTTCCTGGCGTATCAATCGTACTTGATAGCAATACGATAGGATTGGAAGTGTCTGCATTATTAATATCGACCTGGCTCGCTGTACCCGTTACCGAATTAACGATATTTCCGCCCGCTCCATTATCCACGTATGCCTTAACAGATTCTGAGGTTGGAATATTGGTCGCTGTGGCCGTTGCGAACGTATCATCATCTATAATTGAATCAAGTACAATAGTTGTACCAATTGTAAATGTTCCTGGCGTATCTACTGTTGAAGATAAGCTAAATGTTGGGACACCTGAGCCGTCTCCGTTTGCGACATCAACCTCGCTTGCTGTTCCGGTCATGATTCTTGATGCGACCACACCTGTTACGGTCGTGCTGGATAAAAAGCCAGTAGCTAGCGCGTCTAAGAATTGGGCGTTATTGAGTGTTCCATTGCTAGTTTGGGCAATGAAGGCTGCTTCAGCTAAATCTTGAACTGTTTTATCGACAATAAGGCCTTGGTCTTCAAGTCCAATCATTGATGCGCCATCACCTACTGTGTGCGCTGCCAGCCGTGCTATTAAGTCATTGATATCAGCCGAATCTTCGATTTGAACCCAGGCAGCGGCGGTAGGATCATAAAATTCATAGGTGGTTGGGGCCGTTGTATTAAAACGCAAACGATAATACATATCGGCTGCAATAGCCGGTCTCTCTGCGGTTGTTCCTGATGGTAAGAATGTCCAGGGACTATTGAAAAAAGCATTGCTTCCACCGTCCAATCCGACAGTGGTCGAGCCATTTTCTAAGTCGCCACCGTCAAGAAATTCTGAGAATTTAATGGTTTCAATAGCCATGATTAATCCTTATTATGGAAGCGCTCTGAGGGATATACCAACGTACGTCATCGGGTCTGGTGTAACAAAAGAAAGCACATCACCGCCCCGTACAAACCGTTTAAACCCGTTTTTCATCAACTCAATAAACTGGTCGCTTGTCACCGTGTTAGGCGCGGGAACAGTAGCAGTCTTGTTGTAACCAACAAACAAAGTCGCGTCATCGGTCAGCGTAAAAATGACCTGCATGTTACTCGTTGCCAAACCAGGCACGGTGTAAGTTAACGTGTTGCCCGACGTTAAAGCGATGCGTGTTGTCGTGTCGCTAAAGTTTGTGGTATCTAAATAATTATTATGTATAGAGACGGCCATGATTTAACTCCCTTATTCAAATCTAATTAATTTACGAGACAGCACGGTTTGCTGAACGATAGTGTGAGCGCCACCGCCCCCTTGGGTAGCCACGGTCACGGCAGTCGGCCCGTTATTTGTTCCAGAAATACCAGAACCGGCCGCTCCTGTTCCCGTTTGACCAATGGCAACTGTACTTCCAGGGTGGGTATGAGCTGGCATTTCAGCAATGGTTAAGGCGTGCGTAGCGCTACCGCCTAACTTACCAATACCGTTTGCCGTGGTGCCAAACAAAGAACCACCCACCCCAGCAGCAACATAATCTCTTAAGTCAGGAAGGTTAAATGTGGTTGAACCATCCCCCGCACCGAAAGCAAAAAATGTGACATCAAAATTACCGGTATCTATTGCAACTGCCGACATGGTGATTGTTGTTCCTGCAATGGCGCTAACCGTAGTCGATGCCGAAATCCCTTCACCTTCAACTGCCATGCCAATCCAAAAATCAGTACTGCTTACAACGGTAAATGTGTCTACGCCTGTGGTAAGTGCAACAGTTTCAATCAGCGTCAATGCGGTAAATAATTGCAAATAAGTCGTTCTGCTTTTAGCGTCCCCGTTACAGTTTAAATAGTGGTCTGGGATTGCAAAACCATAATAATCAATCGTTGCCCCAATAGGCATAATAGGTTGCGCTGTATTATAGGTGTGGTCTATTTGTCGTTCTATCGTGTCTTGTGCGTATTTGTATTCAACATCAAGAGAAGATGCGACAAGTTGAAAGCTGCTTAAGAAGATATCAACAGTCAACGGGATAAACAAGCGGTATTCAACCCACGCGCTCGGTGGCAAATCTGGGTTGGTTGTTGCAGGCACTAAACCGGTATCTTTGTACTCTTCAAAATCAGTGCTAATCACAACCGAATCCAGAACGCTAATCAAAGGCGTGCCGTTTGAATCGTAAAGACTCGCTGATATAGCAATGGCAGCACCATCAACTTTCGCCATCACCGAAGATGATACATACAAATTAGACCAGAGCATCCCGTTTTGATTGAACCTTTGGCTCACATACGGCGTTCCTGTCCATGCGCCCGTTAAAGCGACTTGCATAGCGTAGGGGGCGTTTGTATCGTTAGCGCTTGCTTTGTTTAAGGATGTGCGCGTAAACGTCACGTTGCCTGTCCCAGCTAGGTTTAAGAACCATCCGGGGGCGAATTCAATAGGGTCTGGGTCGGTTACGCTGGTTAGGATGTATGGTGAAGTAAAATTAATCAACGAAAACTGTGAGTTTGTGATCTGATTTTCAGTCGGGAAAGAAAAATTAGGAACCGGTGATGTACCACCTGCACCAGGGCTATAATCCTCAATCAGGTAGATTAACGCATCTGCCTGAGTGCTACCTTGTCGAACCTCGACTCTGTAGGTTGCATCTGGATCGAAAAAGACGTTTTGAGGCATCGTGCCATTTGCTAATATCTGAATAGGATTTGACCAGGGAACAGTTCCGCTTATATCCTGGTAAACAGTAGCCGGCAGGTAAGGTATATCGTTTGAGAGGAAGAAGATGAAATAAGTATCGTCTAGTATATTTCCGACCAAATCATCGAACAGCCACACTGGGTTGCTTCCACGTACGTATTCAACGGCCATAAATAATCCCTTTTTTATTATGATTCATAATAACACGTGTTTGGCTTGTCAACTAGTTTGCGTGCGCGCATGCGCGCATGAGTTGTGCGCACAGTTGTTATAATAATATTATTTTACATATATACCTTATTGCTATTATTAGGTTTACGGTTTTTATGTATAAAACTAGATCGCCGTTGTCTATCAATCACTTACGTTAATTTTAAATTGTGACATGGCTGGGTGCTGGTGAGTGAATAAATTGTGAGTAAGTTTAGATCGAATATGCCCCGATATTTAGTCACAGGTTATTCGCACGTTATGCGTAGGTTAGTAACAGGAAGTTATTTGTTTTTTTATTAATTTACCGGTAAGATTATTGTTACCAGTAAAATATATTAAGGACAATATAATGGAAGATTTAATTGTAATGCAAAAAAATAACATCTACACAACAACACTTATTATTGCTGAAAATTTAGATATGAAGCACGAGCATGTAATAAAAATGCTCAAAAAGTACGAAGAGATTGAGATTCTTTCCAGATTTGAAATCCGGAAACTTTCCACAAAAGGTCGAGCAATTGTTGATTACATGCTTACAGAAGAGCAAGCGCTAATCCTTGTTAGTTTAATGAGAAACACGACCAAGGTCGTTGAGTTCAAAATAAAATTAGTTAGGTCTTTTATTCATTACAGAAATCTTGCATCGCAACTTCTGTCACAAAAACAAAATGTTGATTGGGTTCAAGCCAGAAGCAACGGCAAGGTTATGCGTCGCGAATGCACTGACGCTATCCAAGAGTTCGTCGCTTACGCCAAAGACCAAGGAAGTAAATCAGCTGACAAGTATTACATGAGTTTATCAAGGATGGAATTAAGGGGGTTATTCATCATGGAGCAGAGATATCCAAATGCGCGTGAGGTTATGTCTATGCGGCAATTAAACTTAATTGAAATGGCCGATGAAGCTGTTGCTGTTTCTTTGCGTGAGTCCATAGATAAAGGTTTGCCATACAAAGAATGCTATCAGGAAGCTAAAAAGAGGATTGAAATGCTTGCTAAGATTATACCGCCCTCACTATTGCCGGTTTTGTTAAGCCAAGACCGAGGTGAGGCCCAACTATAGCCCACATTAATTGCGATGGCTATACTAAATTTTAGCAGTCGGTTTAACGAAAAATGAATCCCGAAGTAGGCCTAAAGTAAGGATTAGCGCGAATAAAATAGACACCTTTAATCACCCCCTCCGCGCCGCATGATACTTGGGATTTGATGCCTGAAACGCCCAAAAAACACCCCCGACAGTCAGTTGTTTTTGTATTAATTTTAACCGTCAAAAAAAACATGTAATTTTGTTGTTAATTTTAAATATAGAAACGTAAGTGGATTAATGTTAGCCTAATGCTTGCTTTATGAGCATAACCTGGTATATAATGAACCAAGTCAACCGGTAATAATTTGCAACCGGTTAAAGTGGATGGTGATATGTTTTCTTATCTTTGTTTTTGCGGTGTGGTTATTTGTTTCTTCTATACCCTAAGCCAATTTAGTCCTTAGCACCTTTTTACAAATTGGAGATTGAAATGTTGTGGTTATTGCTTGCCTTTGGTATCTGGTGTTGCTGTCGACCTAATAGACGTAAAAATTACGTCGACGATTACGAGCACGATTACGATTAGTCGCTAGCGGTTTTTTTTCCATATTTTAACGCTAGACCTAGCGCAGCCAACGCCGTGGTGGGTATTCCAAGATATTTAAGGAGAGGTTCAAGTTTTTCTTTCATTTGTATATGTCGTCGATAATCATTTAAACCTTTAGGTAGTAAATCAGCCGCTTCATGATAACCTTGGTTGCGAAGCTGGCCGCCTATATCGTTAACGATTAACTGCTTAAGTTCATGCGCCTCTGGCGCTCTTAATCGCTCGGCTGCCAAGGGTGATTTTGATAAATCTCTTGCATGCTTACCGATTTGTGATTGCGTAGAAAATGCAGGTTGATAGCCGCGCGATCCCAGCATTTCTTGCGTTGCTTGAGTTCCTGGTAAAAACCTTCGTGACTGCTGTATTAACTCTGGGTCTATCCCAATATCAGCGCCACCTGCCATTCTTTCTACGTTAGATAAATTTTTAGCAGCACCTTTTTGCGTAAAATGTGGTAATGCTTTTAATCCAGCGCGTGCCAATCCAGCAGCTCCAGCTATTTCAAGCGCATGGGTAATACCACCCTGTATCAATGAGTCCATCATTGTAGGGTTTTCCGGCCCGTATTGGGTGGAGTAGTCCATGGGAATTAATTGATTTAATGCCTGCTGCCCCTGCTGGGAGTAAGGCTGCTGACCTTCCATCGTTGGATGTGGGCCAGGTAATTGGCTCATAGCTTGTTGCCCAATTTGACCAGGACCTTCTATTCCTTTGACCCCGGACAAAGCCATTTCTCCAACATTACGGCCTAAACCAGCTAAACCAGCCTTCATATTTGCTGGAAGTTTAGACCAAAATCCTTGGGGTTCCTGGGATGTTTCTTGGCTTTCAACCTCCCAATCACCATCATTGACGGTCTGCGTATCTACGACTTCCCAATCAGACATTTGGAACCCCCCGTCTTTTAGCTTCTTCCAGGCTAACTGTTTCGCTTACGCCGGTCTTTTTATTTCTAATTTTGATGGTTTGGGATTCTGAAGCGCCACCGACTTCTTCGCTTTCATTGCTGCTTTCAAACTTCTGTGATTCAGGGTTAAAATATTGCTTGTTATACGCAGGGATAGACCTTTCGCCCGCTTTCGTTCCGTCATTAAGTATTTCGCCAAACCTCTTATCAGCTTTTATAAGTGCTTCAGGTGGTAGGCCAAGTTGTTTAATAAGCTTTTCAATGTTTTTAGGTATATCTGAAGAATCAAGTGAGTTACGCAATTGCTGATAGGTCGCTTTTTGCTTACCAGATGCAAGTGTGGCTGCCTCTTTAACCGTTCCAGCCGTCAATAATTTCTTACCTAGCAAGAAAGCATCGGTTAACTTGGTTGCTTCTGGGTTTTTACCATATTGATAAGCAGCATTGGCCAGTTTGGTTACGGAGCCTTTACCTGATAGTGGAGCTAGACCTTCAGAAATTGTCGGGAAGACGTAATTAAAGAAGCCCCGCCCTTTTGCTTCAGTTCTTTCTGCTGCCGACAGAGGTGTTTCTTTGCCAATAGGTTGGCCGGTTTCAGGGTCGTTCATCCATCGTTCGCCAGGCTTTAACCCACCTAATTGACGGCCACGAACACCGCTCAAATCCTGCTGCGCTTGTTGTTTATCTTTATATGACTTTAGCGCATTCTGGTAAATAGGGCTTTCTTTGCCGCCGGGAACCATTTCCGCAAGACGTTCCAAATCCATGGCGTCACGAGCGGGGCCTTGGAGGGGAACTTCATGCTCGGCTGGATCGACACCATAACGCCTTTTAAACAGCCCACGCAACATAGGGCTGTTCTGAATGGCTGCCATATTAATACCACCTTGTTGGTTTGGATTGCCATACATTATTTGTTCAAGCATAGCTCGGTCGCTTTGGCTTTGGTTGAACTCTTGTTGAGCACGAGCTTGCGCTTGCTGCTGAATGCCAAGATTATCCTTGTGCTCTGCCCATTGTCGAGCCATATTTTCACGCTGCGTAATAGGTTGCATCAATTTTGAAAACATATCAGAACCAGCACCCATACCTTCCAAGAAGGACGTGCCCGGCTGACCAGGCATTGGAATATTCATAGCCATTATCGACCCCCGTACGTAGACCAGCCACCAGGACTATACGAGCCAGCTTGGGACGCGCCCATGGATTGGCCCAGCTTTGCGCCTAAAGCACCACCAATCGGCCCACCCAAAGCGCTACCGGCCAAACCAACACCAGCGCCCATTAAATTACCAAACAAGCTTCCAGGTGCGTTTTGCTGACCATACGCCATGCCTGCCGAACTCTGACCCATGTTCATGGCATTCTGACCCATTTGGCTGCCAGCTTGTGCGCCGGTATTATACATGTTCTGGCCGATACCAATGCCCGCTTGATACTTTTGCATCAAATTATCAAGGTAGTTTTGACGGTCGTTAAGTCCGATTTGGCTTTCACCGGCTTGCATCGCTTGCAATGCTGGGGTTGAACCCATCACACCCTGGGCACTCATAGAGTTCAAACCTTGCTGCTTGGCAAGCTCTTGCGTTTGTAATGCTTGCGGGCTGGTTTCATACCCTTGCGACCACTCATTTTGAAGCGAAGCCGGGTCCATTAATCGGTCCATCGCTGTATTCAAACCTTGACCCGCTTGCTGACCCATCTGGTTGTACGGCTGCTGATATCCTTGACCTTGATTATAATACTTGTCTAATTGGCCTTGACCTGCCGCATACCCGCGCTCTGGGTGCATAAAACTTGATAGCATACTCATGATATTCCCCTCTATGGATAGGCTGCCGTTGTGAATTTCACTAGCGTACCCGATATGCGTCCGACATAAACCGTGTTCGTTGTATCAAATAATACAACACCATTATCTAGCTCGCCATCGCTTTGCAATGTAGCAATTTCCGCCGCCGTGTATGACGGTGCGTTTAAAATATTAAAACTGTCTTGCGCGGTCGTTACCGTCTCATTCAGCGTATCAACCGTGTTCGCTAACCACTGATTAAATTCAAACGTGAAATCACTACCGAACAAAGGCACTGAATCCAGCCGACCTAAAAATACCGCCATTAGTTGGCCCCGCCGCTTGCCCTGCGAGTGCTCATTATCCCGCCCAGAATCACGATTGGTGCGCTCGATACACAAACAAGTCTGTAGCATCGATTACGTGATGCGCCGAGCTGATACCACCTCATTCTATATCGATATTGCCCCAATGGGCTAAACTCCAACACGTCCGCCGTCAAAAATGTCACACCGCCGTCATCACTGTAATAAACTTCGATATGAGGCTTGAACAAATCATTGTAATGGTTATCATCAAATCCTGGCGTATTCGTTCCGTCTTGAATAACAAACTTATCATCTTCAGATAGAACGTAAATTGGAACTTCAGGCGTTGAGCCTTCACCTACGATGTAAACAGTGCTGTCAAAAGGCGCACTGCTTTGATAAAATGTTTGGTCGCCAAATACAAAGTCAATCTCGATGTAATCGGTAATGAATTCTGAATAATCTTGCTCAAATATTTGCTGGGTTGTCAGCTCGTAACGCATGGGGAATTTTAAAAATGCATCTGCGGCCTGCCCATCAGGTTGAAGTTTATTTCTTAGCTCATTGTAATATATGTTTCCGGCCATTTGGTAAATAGCCGTATCATCCTCAACTGTCACCAAATGCTTGTTATTAAAAAATACATGCTTTTGTATGCGTGACCGTTCGCCGTTTAACTCAATGACGCGTGCCCATGTTTTGGTTTCGAAGTTGAATTCCAGCGCGTTGGCTGAGTCAATAACATCTAAATCGCCAAAGTCCAAGAAGCTCCCGGCTGAGATACGGTAAAATATTGTGTTCTCATACTGATATAAGAACCCTTCAGATGTCTCTTCAAGGAATGGACTCAGGCCATCAGCCGAGCTTGCACTTTGCAATAAAACGTCCACTGCTTCGGTTGATATATCTTCGGGCATCTGACCGTTACTTGCCATGAATGTAACCAGTCCGTTTCTGTTTCGAGCTAACCATGTCATGCGGCCGAAATCAACATCCAGACTGAAAGGGTCAGCTATACCATAATCCCAGTTATATGATGTGTTTAGCTTCCACGGAAACTCACGCGTGACACCTGCAACCTGTACCTGGGTGGGAATATTGCCCCAGATATCAGTCGTGAAGTTACATAAAATATAAAGCTGACCATGCAACACCGCAAATTGCCCGATAACACCCGAAGCGCGGTTAAATAAAGCCGAACCGCTTACGGTGAAATAGTCAGCCACCGTGCCATCAAGGTTAATCGTAGACAGGGAATAATCTGGCGTGCCTTTCTGAGAAACCACAAATCGGTTACCGAAAGCCGCCACATAGAGCGGTTTAGTGGGGGCGTTTGTGTCGGTAACGGTGGCCATGCTTACGTTAGTGCCATTCTCAGTAATCACATAGACATTCTCTTCATCAGTTATCATGCAATAAACAATACTGCCAACCGGCAAAAAAGCAAACCAAATCTGAGATGTCAAACCAACAGTGCCAATGGCTTTCTGATTAAAAAACTTATCAACTTGATAAACGGTCGAGCCATCAACAATGTAAACAAAATCGATTGATCGAAATAATGCCCTTGGCTTGCTGTTAAATAATAATTTATTCTGGTTTAAAAACGTAACATGTTTGCGACCCATAGCAGGGTACAAAGCTTGGCCTTTCTTGGTCCCCTCAGCTTTAATGCCGTACCAATTGGCGCAATCCATAGAGCCGAACTGGGTAAATCTCATTTTACCGTACGAGCAGAATATAGGAAGCTCAGATATTGGCATTAGATATTAGTCCATGTGAGGTTATTCAGAACCCTATATACCATTTGATAGGGGACGCCATGCTTTTGCGATAACTCGCTTGCTGTCATATAGCCTTTGCTCTTCCTTATTTCCACAGCGACTTCCCCTGTCAACGTTGTTTGTCTTGTATTTCTGGCTTGAAGCGGTTTTATTATCCAACAGCAATTTTCTGGACTATATCCTTGGCTGTTGTCTAACCTTTCAATCGAAAGGTTTTTCCCTTCCTCAAACCCGTTTTCTAAAGCCCAGGCACAAAAAACATTTCTGTCTTCATGCCATTGGACGCATATCCCTATACCTCTACCTCCGTAATTCTTATACGAGGGGTGTTTCTTGTTGTAACATCTTGCCTTCATGTTCTGTATTGTTCTTGACAATTGAGGGTGGGTTTTTGAATATCTAGATGCAATCACCCCCTTCCTAACGCATCCACAGCTCTGCTTTGTTTCAAGGGTGGATCTTTGCGTCTCCCACTTATTACTGCACACTTTGCACACAGCAACACATAGCCAATGCCCTTTCATTTTTTCTGTAAACTGCGTTACAATCTTAAACCCGTTAATTTCTGTTTTCATATCTTTTTCCTCGCAGTTAAAAATATGATTATAGCAGTAAATTAGCGGGTTTAAATTACCATCCGCCAACCCCAGCCCTAAGGATGTTCGCACCGTTGGCCATGTTATCCCCTTGCCCTGTAATGGCTGTATTGGTTTCGCTTGCGCTAACCATGTCGTCCGTAGCCTTATCCAGCATTAACTCTAGTTTATCTGTCCATGCATCAGCCCTGCCTTTGTACATGGCAATATCCTTGGCCGATGCAAATAATAAATAACGCAAATAATATTGCGGCACTGAATCCATCGTGTCGTTTGCTGTTAACTCTGATAACTGAAACTTTCCTCGGATATTAAAGTTGTAAACCTGGCTAGGCCGTGGGTACAAACGTAACCGAACGACATCAGTATCAGGGAAAACAATAATAAAACGAGGCAAACCCTGGAGTGGTTCATACTTCCAAGCAGCAAGGAAATCATTGCGTGACTCATCAATAAGAGGATAAGTAACCCCATCTAAATCCAACCATGCTGAATTCAAATTAGACAAACGACCTAATATTATATCCGGTGTTGGCACAAATGTTGAAGGCCCGCAAACCACCTCTTCTTGACCTATCGCCACCGGAACGCTTACCGTTTTGGCAATCGTCAATAACAAACCTGTAGAAGCGTAAGATTGCAAAAGCTGATTAAGCACCGTAATGCCGAGGCTTAAATCACTGCCATGCAGCGGCGACGTAGGATTGTGAGCGCTAATAAGCTGATAAGATTGGGTAACAAACTCTCGAACAGTTGACATTATTTGGCCCTTTTTCGAGTGCGTTTAACAGGAGGGAGCGGTTTTTCTACAAACCATAAGCCAGTTGCAACATGTGATTCAAATTCATCCCATGAGTTAACTAGTTTTTTCTCCAAGCTTCTGCTGTAGATATAAACTCTAAAACCTTTTTTTGGAATCATTTTGCCGTTGTACTTTACAAATTCTTCTTGCATGCCTAATCCCTGAAGTGACCCAGGCAGCCGAAGCCACCCAGGTAACAGAACTTACGAGCAGATACGAACCGCGAACTCTGGGTTAATAGCTACACCACAAATTACATCGATACGGTCTAATTGTTCGTAGTTACGAATATCAGCACCGAGCGAATAGGTCATTGCAAGTTTGTACAAGTCACTGTAACGGGTCACTGCTTCAACACCGCCGCGCAACTCTTTCATTGGAGGCGCTGCAAACACAATTGCTTGTGTGTGGTAAGCAAGTGAAACATTGTGATCGTCACGCAGTAACATTTGAGCACCATTAGGAATAGCAGCACTAATGTTTTGTCGAGCGCCAG